TTCCTTAGTTCTTCACGTCTGTAAGCCAATTCATAATTTATGATACCGATACATTTATATATCGGATACGTTATAAACGTCTGCATATCCTTTTTGTTCGTCAAATCAAACACTGCATAATCCGTATAATGCTCTTTAAAATGCTCACACCAGTCTTTGATTTTAGACTTCTGACAAACGACTATATTTACACGTTTGCCGTATAATCGTAATCGTTCACTGCCTATAAACGTCTTACCTAATCCCATATCATAGTAAAATGCCGAATTATCTTTATCACTCGTCAATGCAAGTGCTTTTTCTTGATAATCAAATAATTTCATTGCTTAACTCCTTATATATGCCCTACCGCCCTAATTTTTAAAATTTAATGTAGGACACTTTTTAAACCGCATTATTACGTTATTTTCACGTTATCGCCCTACCGCCCTACACGTTTTTTGCATTTTTTATTTTTTTGAAAATATATTAATTATAAATAATTCAGAAAAATATTCTCTAATATATACATATTGTTTTCTGTCGGTTTTGTCGGGCAGTTAGGGCAGTTATATTAAATATTAAACGGCAAATCTTCATCTTCAACATCTTCTTCTACAAAATCACCGTCATCTTCATACAGACAAATACAACGTATTCTTGTACCGTTTATCTGCACTTTAACGGCAAGATTACGACCGTCTGTTTTAGCAAGTTTGCCGTTTCGTGCCATCCATGAAAGTGTTGACTGTGGATTGAAATTGCCGCCTTGCAACATAGCATTAAATCTGTTTCGTAAAATATATATGTATCCGTCTTTAATAATTCCCCAACACTCATTGCCGTTTGATGTGAAATTATCGTGATTTGAAATGATTTCTTCACGCAGGTAATCATATGCACGTCTATTAACGTTCAACATATCCTTTGTTTGTAGATACGGTTTAATATCATCTATACTGATTCGTACACCGTCATTAAATATCCAACGTTCAGACAGCTCATCAGCCGTTAATAATGCCGCCGCTGACGCAATTTGTTTGTCCGTTGCCTCTGTGTTATCTTCCAACAGTTTAATGTATTTTTCGTGCAATGCTCGTGCCTCAGCGATATTTCCGGTTAAATTATCAATAAATTCTTTACCGGCGTGACCGTAATTTGATTGTATTGTTCTACAAAATTCTCGTGGATTTTTGAAGAACTTACCGCCGTTACATTCGATTTCAATAACACGATTGACAGCACCGCCGCCCGACGACATTGATGTTATCGGACGTTCACCTGTGGTTATAATACAATTTCGCCACGTCTTAATATTTTGTATACCACCGTCTTTTTTACCGCGTAAACGTCCTGTACCCTCGCACAGGCGATATATTATATCATCAAAATCAGAACGTTTATTCAGTATCTGCAATTCGTCCATACATAACGGCAGTGAGTTCAAACACGCCGCATATAATTCATTACCTACATCAGTAGAATTGAATGTATAGGCATATTTACCAATAACCGGCTCAGCCCATACAGACACTGCCGCAAGTAGCGCAACCGATTTACCCGTTTCTGTATCGCCCCATAGGTGAACGAAGAACGGCAACGCTCCGAGCGGTTTTAACAGTACACTCGCAAAACTCGCCGCCATAACCATGCGAACAACTATATTACCGTTTTTGCGGTAATCTCTGATTGTTTTAAGCCATTTTTCATAACTGCCGACTTCTCTTACCGAATTAAATAACTGTCTGAAACTGTCCTGTCCCTCAAACTCCAAATCCGATATATACGGTGCAAATTCTTTAAATCCTCTGCCTACCCAACCCATATGATCGCACGATTTCTTTTCGATTATTTTGTCATAATTTATACTTTCAAAATCACTTAAAAACTGTACAAGTGCCTTTGCGTTTTCCGATGTTACACCGACACCGTATTCAGCTAATTTTACGATTTTATTCGCACTTGCAAGGTCAGAACGTGGGACGATTTTAGTTTTGTAATTTCGTCCCGGTCTGCCGTAAACAAGTTGCACACTTTCAACATCAGTATCTACATTTGAATATCTTGTTATCATAAATATCGGGTGTGGACACGCCGTCACTTTTTCACTAAACTGCCCTTTAAACCTATACACTCCGTCATCAGTTGCAATCCATTCGCCTGTGTCCCACATTATCGCCGTACCGCTGAACTCCATTACGTTGCCGTAAACAATGTTTTGACCCTTTTGCGCTCTGACGTAGTTTTTGAATTGCGTCCGAAAGTTTGATACATCAAGTTCTTTCGCTTTATCCGCCATTTGCGCCACAAGCTGACCTTTGATGAACTCGTTGCCATCTGCTTGGTCTATTATCCATTGAAACGGTTTTGATGATATTAAAAAATCGTCCTTACTGAAATCGGGTATAGTTATTCTGTTTTCATTCTCCATAGCACCCATTCCTTAACCTATATTAAAACGGCAAATCTTCTTCCGATTCGTTCTCATCATCAAATCCGCTTGTATCAAATCCCGATGTACTTCCGTCAAGCAGTTTATCCTGTGGAATTTCGGACATTTCCAATCCTTTGATACTTCTTACCGCTCTTGCCTTAGTCGCCCATTTTTTTTGACCGTTCATCAGGTATTGTTCACGTCCGAACAATACACCGATTTTCTTACCCTTAAGCGTTTTTTCGTCCCAATTCCATTCATAGCCCTCATTGCTTTTTTCAATACAACTTATCATACCTTTAAAAAACGGTAATTGTTTACCCTCGTATCCTTGTCTGAAAAGTCCTCCGTTGTTCCACTTTGCCGCCGTTCCCTTTTCTTTAATAGTTTTTGAAAATTGGTCGCTATAAAAATCCTTGTATTCGCCCTCTGCAATATCCAGTTGCAATACCAACTGTTTCTTACCGTTTTTGGTTTCAACCTCTTTTGCACCCTTGATTTCGCAGATATATTTGCCTGCCGGCAATGCTCTGCTCTCACCTGTGTATGCTTGCGCCTCGTCATATCCTTGTATCTTATTCATTATTCTTATCCTCCTCATTCAGTCCGTAATATTCTCTTATTCTTTCGTCAACTGCTTTCAAATCGTTATCAATCTCTAAATCAAACATATCCATAGGCGACTTGCACGTTGTATGTCCGTCTGATTGCGTTATGAAACTATGACTTTGACCGTCAGCTTGACATAGCAAAACGATTGAAAACAGTCCCTCAACGGTCAACTGATTGTCCAACATTTTACCGATTGTTTTCGCTTTAATTTTACCGTTTTCGGTCTGCTCGCAATGGTGCAAAAAATATACGATTGTATCATCGGGCAATCCCTCAATAATAAATGTAATCATCTTCTGGAAACGTACCGCCATATCGGTAAACTTCGCATAGCCTGTTTCTTTTGCACGATTAAACGAATCGAACGCCAACAGATATTGACTGTCGTCTATAACGTATCGCTTATACTGCTTTTTACTTAATTCTTTGGCAATAACGTTGTATGTAGCCTTTTTGATTGAATTTAACTTCTTGCGGAACGGAAGTGGTTTACTTGCCACATTAAATATTACCAAATCATCTGCGTCAAAATTTCTCATACTTGCGCTTTTTCCGCTACCGCTTTCACCCATAATTAAAACAGGTATTCCCATATGTATCACTCCTTATTTTATGCTCATATTATTTCTTTCGACTAACTCTGCATGCGGAATATCAAAACCGCCCTGCAACATTTCCTTAATGACCGCTTTGTTCGGCTCAGGTTGCTTATATGTCAGTAAGTCACTGTTGTTCTTCATTGCATAGTCGATAAATTCATCATCGACTTCTACTGCTGTTGATTTTCTGTAGCTTATAGCTACTTTTGATGTACTGAACTTGTTACCGTTCAATGTTCGATTTACGAAATTCTTCAAACTTTCAGCTTTGTTTTCCAACGACTTACGACGTTCCGCAAGTGCCTTTTCTTCTTCTCGGATAGCCTTACTCTCGGCTACGAGATTTTTATACCACAACGCTGTATTTTCGATTTTTTCTTCTCTCTGCATTTGTAGTTCTTCAAATGCCTCATAATCCTTTATTTCGCCTGTTTCTTCGTCAATTAAAGAAAACATTGCATTGTCTATTTCGTATATGTTCATTTGACTTTTCCTCTCTTCTATGTTAAGATATAAGCGTGTTATAATATATGCCGTTAAACGGTATTACGGGGGAAATTTAATTCCCCCGCTTTTTTATTATTCAATTATATGTACGTTTTGTACGTCTGCAAGTAATTCTCTTAGCTTGTCCGCAACGTTCTTTACCGCCTCACGTTCCCAAGCCCCACCGTCTGCCTCAAACAGCGCCGCTCTGCCGTCTTTAAGTCTGATTAAGAAATCGCTTTCCGGTTGTTCAACCTCTAAAAATGTTCTGTACGGTTTCAACGTAATTATCGGTTTGATACGTTGTTCACCCACAAGTTGAATACCACTTTTAACAGTTGCTGACTGTGTAATACCGTCATCTTTCGTCTGAACTGATTGTTGATCTGTAATGTTGCCGAGTAACTGTACAAGATAATCTCTGTCCTCTGTCGGTGCAAAACGTGACTTTAGGCAGATAATCATATTCTCAATGCTCATATAACTGTCGAAGTCAAAGCTATTGAATTTTGCATATGCAACATATGGTCTTTCACGTTGCATATCATATCTGACCGTACCCAATACATCAACCTGCTCCGGTGATACCACTCTGACGAATAATGGCTTATCATAATTGTCCATTTCTTGTTTCATCATAGTGACTAAACCACTTAGACTTGACAATTTGGTTGTATCAATCAATCTGTCCTCAATTCTGTGTAGTTGCTTGTCTGAAAATGCGCCATGGTCGGTTTCAATCACCTTTGGTCCTGTCATATCCTCGATTTTTTCAATAAACTCTTTGTTAATCATTATCTTTATCCTCCTTAAATTACATTGCTTTCTTAATTGGTATAACCTTTGGCTCATCTTGCTCCGAGCCGTCCATCGACATTTGCCCCGGCACTTGCGGCAACATTTCGACTAATGCTTTGCCCTCGTCTGATTCGGTTAAATATAGTGAACTTTCGATGTTGTTCGTTGGTACAAGCGTCGGCTTGACTTGCACGGTCATTCTGATGTTTTTACGCTCACTATCTGGCTTTAACGATAATGTCAGCGTTAGTTTTCTCACTGCGTCTGCTTTTGTGTTTAGATCATCGATATTATCAATGACCTTGCTCAGTTCATAGTCTAACCTCTCTTGAATTGCTCCATGAGCAACATCTAATAAATGTGCATTATCCACTTTTATCATTCCTTTCTTGATTTTTTTATTTTTTGTGGTATAATATATGTAAAACATAGATTAATCTATGTAATTACCTTTGACCGTTTACGAGTGCCAGCTCTGACGGTCATTTTCTTTTGTAACAATATTGATATATGGCTCACCATTATTCCACGAATGGCGTATTTCAAAATCGGCACTACCATTAATCAATATTTTTGTGTTACTGCCAAGTGCAGTTAATATCGTGATAAATTCTTCATTATTGTAGTTCTCTACTTCGTCATTCATTCTCTTTCACCTCCACATTCTTTTTGACTAAATCTTTCAAATACTTCTTAACTAATCTGTAATATCTTCCTTTTATGTCTTCGGTCGAAATAGTATCCGTTGAAAATGTAAATGTTTTGATTATATTGAACGGTTCAGTTTGATATATTTCTATACATATCATAGTTGTAAATGGATTTTCATCACCTATCATATGATACATAGCAATAGGTGATTGCTTATGTCTTTCTGCAAATAAATTAATCTGCAAACACAAATTGTGCAATTCTGTTATTTGCTTTGCTGTCATTGTTTCTCTCCTCCGATAATCTTTGCGACACTCATTTCAAGCGGATGTTTTGCTTTAATGCGGTTTGTTATGCCGTATCCTTTTGCTATGTATGCCTTAACCGACTTGTTGTCATCGGCGTTTAAAACCACTACATCATCTCTGCCCGTCATTACTACATATTTGTTCATTTGAAAATATTCCTTTCACCGTTATTTTCTGTTTTGCGTGTCCTCTGCACTCCTTGGCGAATGCGTTAATCATCGGAAATACTTCTCTGTGGAAATATTCTTCCGTTTTCTCATTCTCTGTTTTTGCTTTTCTTTTTAGCATTTTTTATGTCCCTTTCTGCCAATTTCCAACTTATGATTAGTCCGATACCGAAACTTATCAACGCAATTCCTATTGTGTTCATTTGTTTACCTCATTTCTCTTACCTCACAGGCACACAGGAGCCGTCCGCAAAAGGATTAAAACTCTTAGGGAAAGTCTGACTATTTTACGGATAACACGCGGACAGCCCTTGTCTGCCTGCAAGGTGTTTGATTATGCTTTACGCATACTTATAGCTGTTTGCGTGTTCTGTTTCACGCCATTTTTCATATGCCTTGACATCTATGTACCATTTGTGACCTTGTTTATATGCCGGGAAATTCTTAGTATGTATCCAACGTAATATCGTAGTTTCCGGGATACAATACATTTCACGGAAAGTCTTTAGGTCGACTTGTTTTACTTCTACCATTGCTTTTCACCTACTTTCTATCTCTTATTGTAAAATTCTTCATATTGTGCTATAATCATCTCAAAGGAGTTGATTATCAATGAACTATATACAGAAAAATTTTCACGATTTATTTAATGCTGCTAACGAACTGAATTGTACTTATCAAAAACCTGCACAATGTCCGCATTGTGGCATATGTTGTGACCCTTTAATTTTAGGAAGTACTTTCATTTCGCCTTTTACAGCAAAACCGCCGCAGTTTGTGTTTTTAATCTTCCAATGTACCGCTTGTAAAAAACTTTTTACTGCTACATACGAAGTCACAAACGGCAAATCTCATATTTGCTGTATGACACCATTTAAACCATCTGCATTCTCTGATGAACTCATTGAAAAAATATCGCCAAGGTTTATTGAAGTTTATAATCAAGCTCTTCGTGCTAAAGATAATAAGGACCTTAACTTAGCCGCTATTGGTTATCGTTCAGCACTTGAAATTCTTATAAAAGATTATGCTATAAATGAACTGAATGAACCACCCGAAAAAGTTATTAAATTAAAACTCTTTGAGGCTATTTCTAATTATTTACCTGAAAATATGTTAAGTACTGCTGACGTTGTACGAATATTAGGTAACGACCATACCCATTATGAACGTAAATACCCCGAACTTGATTTTAATTTACTCCAAAAATATATGGATATTTTTATAAATTTAGTTCAAACAAAATTACTTATTGCAAACCCTCCTGTTTCTCGTTGACTATAGGTGTAAAATTCAAATCTTGTACCATACAGGCTAAGTCGTTTGAAAGCGACTTAGCTTTATTTATTACTTCAACTAAATCATTCGCTTTTCCTAACGCTTTTTCTAATGACTCTGTATTCAATGTTACTGATATTTTAATTGTTTTTTCTTCTTCCATTCTCCTACTTCCTTTCCGCCTCGTTAGGCTGATTTTTTCTTTGGCTTTATGAACTCTGACGCAGGAACGCCTAAAGCCTGTACAATAAGTTCAAACTCGTCACATTCAAACTTTCGACCGCCTCTTAATATTAAACTAAGGGTTGTTTCTGGAATTTTGGTTTCCTTTGACAATTCCTTTTGAGTAATATTGTGTTTGTCGAGATAAACTTTTACTCTTTCGTGTACTTTCATTATATCACCTCGTTTCTGAATTTCTGGATTTTACTATATTATAATCCTATTTATCTGAATTATCAAGTGTTTTTAGTATAAAATTTCAGAATTTCTGAAATTAGCTATTTACAAATTTATTTTTTTGTGCTATTATGGATACATAAGAGAGGAGGTTTTAAAAATGCTTACATTTGGTGAGAAGTTAAAACAGGCTCGTATATCAAAAAAACTTACGCAGAAACAATTAAGTGACAAACTTGATGTTTCTAATACTGTTATAAGTAACTGGGAGAAAAACATAAATCGTCCCGATGTAGATATTTTAGAGGTAATGTGTGGTATATTGGATATTGAGCCTAATTCACTTTTTAATGTAAAAAACAATGACAATAGCACGTATTCTTTAGTAGAAAAAAAATTAGTATCTGATTATAGAAGATTAGACGATCACGGCAAAAAAGCCGTAAATGTTATAATGAATGTTGAATTAGAACGTATTGATAAAATCGCTACCGGACCAAATTACGATAACATCATACCAATTAAAAAATACCAAGTACCTTATTACGATATGCCCGTATCAGCGGGAACGGGCAACCCGTTGGACGAAGAATATCCCGAAAAGGTTGACCTTGTGGAGCAACCGCCAAAGGGTACAGATTTTATTGTCCGTGTATCGGGTGACAGTATGGAGCCAACATATCACGACGGCGATAAGTTATTCGTCAAAGAACAGCCAAGTATTGAAATCGGTGAAATCGGGATATTTGTTGTGGACGGTAACGCATACGTTAAGGAATTAGGTGTTGACAGATTAATTTCACATAATGAAAAATATTCCGATATAATCATTAATGAATATATCAGAAACAAATGTTGCGGTAAAGTTTTGGGTATTTGTGAAGAAACATTCTAAAATCGCATTAAAAATACAAAAAACGTAACAAAATGTATCAAAATCGTAATTAATTTATTAAAATAGTCGATTTTTAATAAATTGCAAATAAAAAATCCTCTGCCTGTTGGAGCAGACAGAGGAAAAAGAATAAAGTGCATTTATACACAATATCCCCACAAGTAATATTGTATCATAAATGCACTCTGTTTTCAATGCAAAAATCAAAGAAAAGGAGTGTTATTTTTTATGGCTAAATATAAGAAACGTCCTGACGGACGATATGCAACAAGTACGATTGTCGGCTACACTGACGATGGAAAACCAAAACGTAAAACATTATACGGTCGCACAATTATGGAGCTTGACAAAAAAGTAGCTGAGTTTAAAAGCTTGCAGAACAAAGGTATTATAATAAATGACGAGGGAATGACCGTAGAGCAGTGGGGCAAGAAGTGGTTAGAGCTTTACAAAGCTGACAAGGCATACAACACTTATTTAATGTACCAAAACGCACTAAATACGCATATTATCCCCAACTTAGGCAATATTCGTTTAAATGCGTTGAAATCGCATCACATACAGGAATTATTAAACAGTATTATTCGTGACGGACATCATCGTACTGCGGAAATAGTTAAAATCACAATAAAACAGATTATTCAACAAGCTATAATTAACGAGTACATTTATAAGGATATTTCTTTAGGCATAACCTTGCCTAACAAAAAGAAACCTAAAAAGCGAGCCCTAACCGATGCTGAAAAAAAGTTGATATTTAAAGCGGATTTTAATTCTATGGAACGTGTATTTATTGACTTGCTATATTATACGGGTATCCGCAAAGGCGAAGCACTTTCTTTAACAGTCAGCGATATTGATTTTATTAACAAAAAAATATCGATTTCAAAAAATCTTGTTATGCAGTATAGAAGTAGCACAATAAAGCCTTCTCCAAAGACTCAAGCCGGTAACAGAGAAATACCTATACCCGATAAATTATTGCAATCATTGATGAATTATATACATAGTATAAATAGCATATACCTTTTCACAACAGAGGACGGCAATCTGCTTACACTTTCAGAATTTAGAAAAATATGGCGTGATGTGATATATAAATTAAATCTTGCCGCAGGCGGTACAATTCCGAAGCAGGGCAAAAGAAAAAAAGAAGATGTCGGCAAAAGACCAATCTGGCTAATAGCTAACGATATAACTCCGCATATGTTCCGACACACATATGCTACTAACTTATACTATGCCGGCATAGACGTAAAAACTGCTCAACGTCTGCTCGGTCATTCAAGCATACAGATAACGTTGGATATATATACCCACCTCGACAATCAGCAAATTTCTGCATCTATCAATAAAATAAACGACTTCTTCAATGCTCAAAATAATCTCTCTGATAGTCAAAATATAGTCAATCTCTGA